AGATCAGCTCGCCAGCGTTGGACCGCTCCTGGAGGTTGGTGAACTTCCTCCACGCGCGATGCTCGTGCTCCAGCTGAGCGTCAGCCTTGGGCTTCTTGGGGGACTTCAGCCTCGCCTTAGTAGCTGCGTTGGCGGAGCGCTGCGAGACACCTGAGCCCCAGCCCTTGGAGACCTCGTGCGCGTCTACGCCGAACGGATTCGTCATGGCTTCTTACCCTTCGGCTTGTCTCCACGGCGACGGAGCATCTCCATCTGGCGCTTGTGCTTCTTCTCGTCTACCTGATCGGCCAGCTTCATCTTCTCAGTTTCCCGCTGGAAGCGCTTCTCTTCGTTGGGGTCTTCTGGGGGAGGCTGATTCTGCATGGCCATCTGCTCCTGCTGCATAGCCATCTCCTCCTGGCCAACAGGATGCTCACGGTGGGCCAGTTCCCCTTCGTCCTCCGCCAGCCTCTGCTGGGCCTGGATGTCCGGAGTAGGCGTCTGAGCAGCCATCTCGGCCTGCTCTGGGGAGTAGCCCTGAGCGGTCATCTCAGCCTTCTGCTTCAGGCCCAACATCCCCATCTGGCCCTGCGCGTACTCCATGGCCTGCTGCTGCATCAGCATCTCGCGCTTGTATGCGATGTCCTCTTCGCTCATCTCAGGCAGGCGAGCGATGTCCCGGACAAACTTCTCCAGCTCAGGGTCAGGGAACCACTGCATCCCCGCACCAGCGGTGGACGTGATGAAGGAGGCCAGCTGAGCCAGGTCAGGCGGGTCGATGTTCATGGGCTCGAACTTGGGCAGCTCGCTGAGCTTCCAGGAGTTCAGCTCGAACAGCTTGGGCACAGCGTGGCGGTTCAGGGTGTCTGCGATGGCCTTGGTGATGGCGTTGAGGGCAGCACGGAAGATGCCGGTCTTGTCCGTGTGCATGGAGTAGGAACCGGTCTGCTCATGCCCCACCAGAATGAAGTCAGCCAGCACGCTCATCAGGATCCGCTGCTCGTAGCGCTGGATGATCCCCGTGGTGTCGAACTGACGGCTTCCTCCCGAGCTCATCAGCTCGAAGTCGTACATGTCCTGCTTGGTGTCGGGGTCGATCTGCCTGGGCAGCACCAGACCCTCGTTCTCGTCCCGCCTGACGCCCCGAACCATCTTCCTGAAGGCTTGGACCGTCTTCTCCTGCTTGGAGCCCTTAGGAGCGCTCAGGTACTCCGCAGGCACCCTCGCTACGGGCATACCAGCGAGGTCACGCTCCACACCGATGGCCTCGAACTCCTCCAGACGCTTCTTGAAGTACCAGGAGCGGTAGGCCGTCCTCAGCAGGCTCTGACCCTCAGGATTGCCCTTGGAGACGTTGGTGCGGAAGAGCAGGGACTTCTCGATGGGTAGGACAGTGGGCTTGTACGTGGGAGGGGCCATCTGCACCATCCCCTTGACCCCGCCGTTCTCATCGAAGATCCAGCGCTGCCACGTCTCCTGGGCGCGGATAGGGATCTTGCGCCAGCCAATGCGACCGTCGTCGTACTTGGACTTCTTCTTGCCGTCCTTCTGCCAGGGGCCAAGGCGGCGCTTGTAGACGATCTCGTGCCAGGAGAAGCCGTAGACGAGCATGGAGAGCGTCTCTCCGATGAAGTCGTCCCAGGAGTGGGACATGTCCTCCATGCAGCTTTCGAGGAAGTCAGCAGCCGCCTGACCCTCCTCAGACTGCTCTGCAGGGACTACCTGCCACTCGACCTCGCGGATCAGCTTGTCGATGGCGAAGAGGAGAGCCCCAACCATGGAGTCGTTGAGGGACATCTCCTTGTAGACCTGAATGGCCTTGCGCCCACGCAGAGCAGGGAGGAACTCCTCATCGATGTATCCGCCAGTGCGCTTGATGCCAGTGACACCAAGTTCCATCGTGGGTGGGTACTGCTTGACCTCAGAGTTCTCAGGGAGGTCGTCCAGAAAGGAGACATCCTGCTCGTTTACGCGGTTGGTCATGTACCCAGTGTCCCGACCTCGTCAATGTGCTCGGTGTGCTTGCAGCGCTTCACCTGCTCCACTGGATGACCCAGGCAGAAGTACTTGCAGCTGCACTTGATCCACTCCACGTAGTCCCAGTGAGGGCCTTGGTGGTTGCGGTCAGGCTCCAAGCATCTGGTCTTGCGCCTACGCGGGAAGTAGGTGATCGCCCCACAGACCTGTTCCTCCATGTCAGCTCCTCATCCATAGAGTGAGTGCCTGCCTGATGGCCTCGGCCTCAGTCAGACCCAGCTTGGTGCGCTTCTCGTGGAACCTCTCGGCTGCTACCGGACGGACTCTTGTCTGGAGTACTTGGCTTCTGGCCTGTCCCTCAGGGAGTGGTTTCCGGCCTCTTTTCTTGGTCTCATTCATGTACTACAGATTAGTGGATTAGAAACCGAACTCGTCGGAGAAGCCGTCGTAAACGCGCTTAGGAGTGTCGTCTACTACAGGAGGAGGAGAGTAGTCCCCGCGAGCTACGAGACACAGGTGTGAGAGTCGCGAATGTCGCCCTCACGAGCGGCGAGAACTGTGTAGTCAGGTCTAGAGCTTCTGTGCTGTCTGGTTCTCTGTCGCAGGTTCTTGCCGGTATATCCGATCTTGATGAGACCTGGATAGTCACTACCTGTAGCTGCACCGTAGTAGATCACAAACTCAGGCTACTTGTTTTTCTTCTCCGTATGCGTGATAACGCGCCTTCTAGAGCCGCAGATGTGACACCAGAACCAGTCCTTCAGCTCCGCGTACTCGACCATCTCTGCCTTGCAAACCTCGCAGATCACTGGTCGATGGACGTGGGGATGCATGACTACACCATCAGCTCCATAGCTTCAGCATCCTCATCCTTGCGAGTCACTCTGCCGATCACCCACTCGGACTTGCGGTCGTTGTTCCGGTTCGTCTCCATCTCCCGACGCATCCAGTTCGGGTCATCAGAGTTGGGGATAACCAGCGGGTCAACCGGGAACGCACGCGCATGACACAGGTGCCAAGCAAGAGCATCAGCGCACACTTCATCAGGCAGGTGGAACTCCTTCGCCCTGCTGTACAGATCCTCCACAGACGCATACAGCGTCGCCTTGTACGCGCTCTCGATCCTTGGGCTCCTCACCTTTCCGTTCTCCACAGCGTTCACGTACTCGCTCAGCATGTTGTCTCTCTTCGCCCCGGTCATCTGGAATCCTCGTGCTCTGGTGTCGAGATAATCATTGACAACATTGCCTAATCCCGTGGCGTCGTGGATCGCATCCGCGTTGTAGGCCCGCATGATCCGGTTGAAGTACTCGATCATCACTGGGTACGGCCTGCGCCTCATCCGCATGTAGTACACCCGCTGGATGGGAAGGTGAGTGACCTTGTAGACCGTGATCACGGTGAAGTCCTGAGCCTGTGCCCAGTCAGCTGAGATCACGTAGTCGTCTGTCTCCCGGTACTCCTCGAACTTGTACTGTTCGAAGTCCTTCCCCACCTTGATCGTGTCCTCTGCTGTGGGGGCAGGGAGGGAGAAGGTCTCCTCTACCTTCTCCGAGTCGAAGGCTCGGTTCCCGATGCTTGGCTCCCCCAGCTCGTACTCCACTCGCCACATCTCGGCGGGGATCTCTCGCTTCTTCTGCTCGATGAAGCTTGGGTCCAGCCATCCGTCCACAGGGTTGGATGTCTCCCGATAGCAGTTGTGGACCACGATGCCGTTGGCGGTGAACTCGTGCGCGTCTTCCACTCCGATGTCGTACGTAGCCCGTACTAGTTCTGGTGTTACGCTGACTACATGACATGTATCGACTGTGGGAAGACCATCAGCAAGAGAGCCGTAAGATGTCACCCCTGCTCCGACATCGCCAAGCGGTTGGTCATCGATGACAAATGGTTGGAGAGCAACACCGTCCGCAGCGAGGGTGGGTGCCTCGTCTGGCAGGGCGCTACCAACTCCGCTGGTTACGGAGTCGTGACTCGCAGTAATCAGTGGCGCGAGCAGCTCGTCCACCGACTGGTCTACCTGTGGAAGGTCGGACCGATCACCGCGCCTACCCTCGACCACTCCTGCTACAACCGACTGTGCTGCGAGATCACTCATCTGAAACCCATGACCCGCCGTGAGAACTCCAAGCTCTCCAGGCGAGTGCTCGACCAAATCAGTCGCGCTGAGTGTCCTCGTGGACACCCCTACGCTGGTGCCAATCTCTACACCGCTCCGAGC